GTATTTTATGAATCGTCATCACGACCTGGTAGGGTGGCGTTAGTACCACTCTACCGGAGCTCGTCGGCACCTACACGTGGTGTTAGAGTGCCCGGAAATGAAATCAAATCCGGGGCTCACGACGAGTGCCGTGGGGGCCATAAGACCCCCATGAAGATAAGAGCAACGAAGCTTAATAGAAGCAATAGTTGCCCGGCTGCTGTTCTCTCAGCAATTTTGGCGGCCGTGTCTAAGGTTGAGCAAAAACACCCAGGAGATTTAAGTTGGACGAAGTCCTTCTCCGATGGATCTTCTGCAAAAATTCGCGTTGAACAATCTTTTTCCCTGATACTCAAACTGTATTCCATCTACGGTTTTAATAAACGGTTTTATAGACTGGATCGTAGTATCAGATGCGCTCGTATGGTTTATGAAAGTTATAAAAAACCTTCCGACCCCATGGCTTGGGTAAAGACAATTAAGTTTATGATCCTAAGCTTTTGGAGATATTGGATGGGTTTACCATATGAGCATGACTCAAGCTTCGAGCGGAAGCTTGAGAAACCTGGTGAGTTGCTGCGTGGTCGGGCTTATCGTTGGATCGCCGGTAGACATGTAATGAATATGGAAAGTTTTCTTAATTCTGTATTACTTGGTCTAAAGGGCGGTCTTCCGCGTCCGGGTGAAGCAGCTGTCGACTCTGAAGTGGAGAAGTGGCAAGACAATCTTTTTAATGAAACAGGTCTCTCTGAAGTTGAGGACTGTATTTGTATGCCAGATACTCCAATTGATGCATGTGAACGGTGCAGTGAACAAGAAGTTGATTTTCAACTCACACGTGTCCTTATGGATTATTTAATTACAATTCCAAAGGTAACCCGAAGTGAGTTTCTCTTTGTTCCTCATCTCCCCTCTACTAGCTCAAATTATATAAATAGTAGAAGTAAGGGGGGAGGTGTTGGTACTTTCTTAAATGATCCGGCTCTCGATGAATATTTTAAAGAGAATCCGATAGATTTTAAGATGCCAATAGAACCGGCATCCTCTATGATTGAGCTACCCTTCTCTGAAGGGAATCAATTTAGGGAGATTATTAAAGCAAAGATTTCAATTGAATCTTTCCCTATCAGGATGCATTATTCACACACGCTTGTCTATGCCATACATAAGGCAGAGTATGAGGATCGAGTTGTAGTACCTGTGGGTCTTAATGAGGCCCTTAAGGTACGTATTATAACAAAGATGCCTCCTTACTTAACCTTTGTTATGAATGCTATGATGGCTCCTCTTCGTTCTCGTTTGAAGAAGGATAAGCGTTTCTGTTTGACTGGTGAAGAAATAGATGAGAAGATTCTTGATAGTGTCTTTCAAAATGTTAGACCTATCAAAAGTGGCGACTATAAGGGAGCTTCTGATAATTTAAAAAGTCGATATTCCTTATTGTGTGCCGATTTATTATGTGATACTGTCTTCTCAGAAATTGTTGAAGAATTTCCAGTCTTAAGAGAGTTACTCCAGAGGTCGTTGGTTGGTTTTCAGATATATAAGACGAAGGATGGTGAGGAGAGCCCGCATCGATCAAACCAGTTTAGAGGTCAATTGATGGGGTCAGTCTCTTCATTTCCAGTTCTTTGTCTCCTTAACTTCGCTTTGTGTAAGTACTCGATGGAACTCAACCCTCCGGAATGGAGGGAAAATCTCATTATAAATGGAGATGATTGTGCCTTCGAGTGCAGTAAGCCTTGTGAAGCTAGATGGGAGAGAACTGGTCGAATTATGGGATTAGAGCCTTCCATGGGAAAGTGTGATTACAGTATGGTAAGAGTACAAATGAATTCTCGTTCTTTCCGGCCCGATCGGGTACCCGAAAGATACTGTCATGGTTTCCTTAATGAAAGAATGGAATGGGAGCCCTACCCTGAACTTCGCTGGAGACAAATTCCTTTTATAAATTTAGGTCTCTGTAGCGGTAAAGTTCGTTCATCGTCTGGATCGGAAGATGATACCGATGTTCGTGCTTTATTCAACTATGAATCAAATCTAGTTGATTTTAAGAAATGCCTCGGGCCTGATACGAAGACCTTTGAATATTGGCCCGCAATGGACCTCTATACAAAGAACTTCCGTCGGGCTATCCAAGGTTATCAAAACAAGCATCGAGCTGCGTTATTAATTCCGTGGTATGTTCCTTCCGATTTTAATGGATTTGGTTTACCTCGTCCCCGTGAGGATATTCTTAATAATTCATGGGATTGGGATAGTAATGGTAAACTTACCTATGACCAACATGCAATGTGTTACCAGGTATATCGTGATATCAAAGGTGGTCCTATTCGGGATGACACCCAGTGGATCTTACATAGGCACTTAGAGAGGGCCCTCAGAACATATGTGTGTGAGGATACCCGTCTTAGTGCTGAGGAGGATCCAGATTACTCTTGTCTTTATTGGTATACATTTGTTACCGCTAGAAAGAGAATCTGTTTAATTCCAAGTAAAGGGAATGGACATTTTAATTGTTTTGAGAATGTTGCCTGGAGACAAGTTCGGTTAAGATCTCGTCTCTGGCTCAAACTCAAATCAACCAAAATACGTACATCCCATCCTACAATTAATGGTATGATTCGCTGTAAGGGAGTTGATAAGGTTGCCAGATTATTTGGTTTTCACTTTAAGATAGGCTGGTATATCCTAGATGCCTTTAAGCATTCTGGGCTACACCACCCTGGTTTCTTCCCTTATTTAAGTGACACGATTCTTGAATTCTGTGATGTTCCGCGTATTAGTCAGTGTTTCGACTGGGGTCCTGGTACAGATAATTTATTGCCTAGAGGTTTTATTCCTCGTAAGACTAACGAAAATTTTTTTGTTTGTCCTTCTTGGGTTTAAATTCTGTTCCGGGATCTCTGTGTGGTAGCAATATGGAGTATGAAATTCCTTTGATGGAAGATGTGGGGATAATTGGCTTAATAGCCTGGGACTGCTGATTGTCTAAGACGTTAGGTCCTTTGACCTTTCAACATGCCTTCAGTCAACCATCGTTATTCTCATATTGAGGCTTTAAGAAATATATGAGCCTTGAATACTACCTGTAAATTTGCGGTCCACCTAGTCTCTATAACAATTTATTTCTTACTGCTTGCTCCGTTTATTGGGAGGAAAAGGATGATAAGTGTTAAAATCTTATAAAATCCTCTAACCCTCAAACGTCAAGGTAAGTTGTTCTTTAGACTAGTTCTTGAC